TGCTGATTCTATGCGTGTACAATTCTTTTTAGATCGATAATCTATTGATTTTAAAGACTATTTCTAAAAAGTTACATTTAGTAACAATTTCACTGAGATTTAGCTAGATTTTTCTGCTCTATATCTTGAGAGATCAAAGCTAGTTCAATGTCTAATTCCCATCTGGTCATATTTTCTATACTGTCAGAAGAATATCCAAATCTGTACCTCATTAGATGCATAGCCTTGTAATAATCATGAAGCGAGATATATCCCAAGGCTAGATAAAAAAATTTTCAAACCCAGACAGTATCTGAGTATGGTGTTTTCCACACTTACTACAAGTATAGCTAGCGTCCAATTCTACCATTGGCATAGTATCTAAAAATCTAGAAATATCTTTTTGTTGTAATGGACTCATCGACTCTAAGAATTCTTGTTTTTCAGACATAGACCAAGAATATTCCTCTTCGTCTGAATAGACTTTAACGATACAGTTTGCCAAAGTATCAACACCAGACGAATCTGGATTTTTGAACACTGAAGTAAAGTCAGTAAGTGATGGATGTCTAAGTTCAATTGTGTACTTAGTTCCTAGAATATGGAAAGTATTTTTTGCAACGGCGCCGTTTAATGCAACGGCGCCGTTTACTTTTGCCGTAGACACGTCAATCGAAAACGATGTTCTGACAGACGGATCGCAGTCGCATTTACCGATTAAATCTACTAATTCTCCTACCGATTTAGAACGAATCTGTAAAAACAGATATTCGGCATCATAGTATGGTGTTGTATTTACATCAACTTTTCCGTCTGTACATGCATCTACAGTTGCAGAAATAGTATGAGAAACACCTTCTAGATTATTTTCTTCTAATGCAAGAAGCAATGCTTTTTCTTCTTTAACTGTAAAAGGTCTGAAAACGACTTTTTTATTATTGGAAGGAAGATACGCTACATATGTGGGTAATACAATTTTTGGCATAATTAAAGTTCACTGTTGATGATAGGATTATAATTTTTTGTAAGAATATGTTTCAAATTCAAACGTTACTGCGAATGTCGCTGATCCGGCGGATCTAGAATCTAGATTAACTTGTGTCAATGTTTTTGGAAATACGCGATTAAACGTATATTGATATGTCTTTTTGTTATCTTCTTTTCCTTCGCCTTCTAGCGAAATGATGTTCAATTCTAGAACGTCTGAAGTGTATTCATCTGGATATGCGAAGATTCTTCTAGACGGAGCGACTATAGCCGCCCATTCGTCAAAGAAGTTTTTGATTTTGTAGTCCATATCTACTAAAAAATCTAAAGTTAGACTTTGATAGTTATAATCGTACACCGCATGTCTCTGAATTCCGTCTTCGAAATAATCGTCGGCAGTCTGAAAATTTAGTATCGGAGTCTGAGCTCCCTGACAATACATCGAAACCATTTGCGAATTTTGATTTTGCAATCTGGCAGGCGGAACAATATTCACGTAGAATAGATATGGTCTAGAAACGTTGCTTTTTCTAAGATTTGCTGAAAATTCTGTTATAGATGCCATGACTTATACATACCTATTAAATAATTAATACTATTTAACAAAGAACAAACTAGGATCATTAATGGCAATCGGTTTAAATCCAGGAATCAATCTGCTAAGATTTCCAGAACATGTTGGCATGAATCCGACTGACTCAAATGGTCAGCCGAACCAATTTATGCTCATAGAGATTTCTTCTTCTAAAAAAGGAACTCTGATGGGATCTGATGCTGTAGCCGAACCAGGGCCTCCATCTACAGAAGATGGTCGTCAAGCATTTTCTGATACTTTTCCCAAGAAACCGTTTCAAATGTTTGGCGGACTTGCTCAAGTCGATACAGCAGTAGCTTTGCCTATGCCAGCGAATTATAATGTAAGTACAGAGATCGGTTATAATGCTAATTTTCAGCCGTCTGATGCAACTAAGTTTGCAAATTTTGCCATGGGCGATGGATCTGTTTTATCGAAGGTTGGTGGGGCCGTGGCATGGAAAGCCATAGGCAGTGCTTCTAAAGAAGGCGGATTAATTAACAATTTGACTAACCTTTTGACATCTGGTGGTTCTGGAGATGCAAAAGCGCAAGTAGAAGCTTCTCAAGGAATTGCTCAGAATCCGATGAAAGAAGTTATGTTTGAAGATATGGACTTCAGATCATATAATTTTGATTACACATTTTCTCCAAAGAATGCAGCTGAATCTGCTCAATTGTTGATGATAATCTCAACATTGAGGTATTATGCTTTGCCAGAATTAGCTTTAGGTAGATTGTATTTCATTTTCCCTGGCGTCTTTAGATTTACATTTTACACTGGAGATACTGAAAACATTTGGATTCCTAGAATCGGCACATCTGTAGTAACGAGAATTGCTGTCGATTATTCTCCGAACGGAAGAGTATGGTCTTCTTTTAGTACTGGAGCTCCAGTATTCATTAGACTGTCAATGAGTATCAAAGAAATCGAAATTGTCGACAGAACTAGAGTCGATCCTAATGATAATGTGAAAGGGAGATACTAATGTCGTACTTTTCTTATTTTCCCAATTTTGTGTATGAACTTGATGGAAAAGGCTTTACTGTTAAAGATATACTACGAAGATCAGTGTTTATTTCTGAATATAAGCCGTATTCAGAATTATACGAAGAATACACGATTAATGATTCAGACACACTTCAGTCTATAGCTGAAAAGTATTATGGGTCAGTCAACTACTATTGGGTAGTTTCTTTATTCAACGAAATACATGATACTAGATACGAATTCCCATTTTCAGTGAATGATTTGGAAACTTATATTGATTCTAAATACGGTTCAGGCAAAAATTTAGTTAAACATTATGTCGATATCGACACAAATTTAATTGCTGGTGAGAGCAAAGAATACTATTCTGGCTATGTTGAACCGCTGAACCCAGGTACAGTTCCAAACGAAAAGTATATCCCTGTTACATTTGCAGATTACGAATCAGATACCAACGAGTCAAAGCGAAGCATCAAGTTACTTAGAAAAGAGTTACTAGCAGATTTCTTAAAACAATTTAGAAGATCATTATTAAATGACAACTAGTACATTAGATACGCTAAATTTTCCAGGACAAGTCAATGTCCTTAGATGTGACTTGATATCTCACTCTGGACGGGTAGTAGATATTTCATCTATTTTGGGAGTGATGTCTATCTACGAAGATTTGTTTTCAAACACAATGTCTGGACACGTATTTCTTGAAGATGCTCTGAATTTAGTAAACACTTTGCCGATAGTTGGTCAAGAAGTTTTAATGATTGAGCTACAAACTCCGTCATTTAAGAAGACAATCAAAAAACGATTTTACATCTATAAACTAGAACACATTATTCTAAATTCACGTTCTTCACAGTATATGCTTCAATTCTGCACAGTAGAAATGATCAATTCAGTAAATTCTAAAGTTTCTAGAGCATTCTCTGGAAAAATTCATGATACTGTAAAAACTTTGTTTTGCTCTTCTGAATACGGCGGCGACGATCGATATATTGCTTCAAAAGAACAGCTTTATTACGATCCAACTAGAAACTCTTTAGATTTTATTGCTCCGTACTGGACTCCATTACAGACGATTAATTGGTTATGCGAAAAAGCTATTAACTACAGAGGAGTTGCTAACTATCTGTTTTATGAAACAAACCAAAGCTTTGAATTTTATTCTCTTGACAGCTTACTTCATTCAGTACCAGTCGCTAAATATACATATGGTGATGTTGGCTCTAGAACAGTATCTCCAGAAGAAGATTTTGAAAAGACTTTTAGTGTAGTTGAGTCAGTAGAAACTGATGTAGGATTCGATTATCTGAGAAGTTTAGCGTCAGGAATGTATGGATCTGTTTTATACACATTTGACACTACGTCGAAAACGATGTCTAGAACTTTGTATGATTATTTAGATGATTTTGATTCTAATTATCATGCTGAATTATATCCATTGCATTCTAAAGATTTGATTTATAAAAAACAAGCTTCAACTCATCATCTGCTAAAAAACAATCACGTTCACGGAAATAATCAACCGATAACGTATTCTAGTTTTTATCAAAAACGAAATTCTTTGATTTCACAAATGCAAGCATTTCGTTTTAACATAAACGTTTTTGGTCGTACTGATATTAGAGTTGGAGACATGGTTGAGTTTGAAATGCTAGCTCGTCGAGAAATTGGTGAAGAAGATATGATTGATCCGAACAAAATTTTAGCCAAAGATTTTTCTGGTAAATGCTTGATCACTGCCATACGTCATACAATCAGTCAAGGTATTCATAAAATGCAAATGGAAATTTCATCAGATTCTTTTGTAGAAAAGGTTGGTGATTGATGAGCACTCAATTTTATATCGGAATCGTCGAAGATAGGTTTGATCCGCTTAAACTCGGTAGATACAGAGTTCGAGTGTTTGGAGTGCACACTGAATCTCTGATCGACATACCGACTAATCGGTTACCGTGGGCAATCCCATTGTCTAAAAATGCTAGCATGTCATCTGTTGGTCTTTCTTCTAATTTTGTCGAAGGATCTCTAGTATATGTGTTTTTTCAAGACGAAGAATCTAAACAACTGCCGATAATCGTTGGTTCTATCGCTGGCGTTCCGATTGACAAAAAAACGTTTCCTGGTGGAACTGTATTCGAAGAATCTCTTGCTGAGATTGGAAATTATCCAGAATCAGTTCCTCCTGAAGAACCACCTTTGGCTAAAGACGAACCTATTCTTGGCGGCCAGGCAAAACCGCCAGACTATGAAGATACAACTCCGCCTCCATTTAATCCTGATACCGGTCCAGATGAATCGCTAAACACTCCGGCATTGATATATACTACAGATCTTGTAGATAAATTTTTGACAGATTTTACAGCCAAATATAAAGATAATTTAGAAGTAGAAAATAATTCATACGTTCAGTATGTCGAAACAGCGACTAGCATAAAACAAGAAATTTCTGGATCTTCAAATTCAACTGCAGAATACTCTCTGTTAGTTAACTCCACAGCATATGTTACTGCAGTCTGGAACTATTTTATAGTTTCTGAAAGCGCGCAAGATCAAGTTTATAAATATTGGTTCGCTGACGTCATGACAAATGCAGAAAATAGACAGATTATTAACAAGACTGAATGGACTAAAAACTTTATTGATAATCCGTTGGCGAATGGTGCAGGAGGAAAAACCAATTTCCCTGCATGGCCTACTTCTTGGCCAGAAGAGCTCAACGAAGAAAATCATACTCAAGTTCCTGTTGATCCTACTATCGGAAGAGTGTATGCTTCAGCTGTTCAAATAGCATACATTATTCCGTTGTTGGAAAAATGGATAGACGGATTTATGCACGGAGCATTGTATGGATTATCGCCGGCTAATGCTGCTGCTGTGATGGCTCCAAAAATTAAGATTCTTAATGATATTGTTGCTGCTGGCGCATTAGTCAAATATCCAGCATTGGTTAACGCTAATGCATATGTCAAAGCAGAAAATTTCAAAAGTCATAGTGATGATAATTGGTGGCCCGGCTCAACTGTTGCAGGTAATGCTTATGATGCAGCTAGATCAAATAAAATTTCTACAAAAACTGACTGGGATAATTATTTAATAAATCCAGTTAAGAAAATACCTTATGGTCCTGAAACTATAGAAAACCTCAAATTACAATTTCCAACTGAGCTATTATGACAGCATCTTCTAACCTTTCACCTACTAGCTCTGATTTCTATGGCAAACTCAAAGCTGCTCTCGGCATGCGCGAGTCTTCAAACAACTACAAAGCAGTTAACCAGTTCGGATATCTTGGAAAATATCAATTTGGCGCTCCTGCTCTAATAGATTTAGGATATTTGGCAAAAAACACATCACAGCAGATGTTGAACACTCTGGCCAAACTGATAAGCGAAGAAGATCTACCAAGCAATCCAACTCCAGCTCAAGTCGAAAGAAACAAATACGTACTGGCTTTGAATGCAAAATACTGGCTTGGAAAAGACGGAGTATGGTCTACCAAAAAAGGATTTCTAGACAGAACAGAAGTTCAAGAAAAATGCATGGATCGGTGGCTTGTAATTCTGCAAAAAACTCTTTTGCGTATTAAAGTCATTGATAACGAAACCACAGCTCAGGAATGCGGTGGATTTATTTGCACTTCTCATTTAATTGGACCTGGCGGTGCTAGAGACATGAAGAATGGCATAGTCAAAAAAGACGGAAATGGTGTTACTGGAGAAATTTATTACAAACTAGGATATGCAGCTATTGGCGGAGGATCCGTTCCAGCAGTAGCTCCGACAGAAGCTAAACTAGAAAATCCTTCGAGAGAATCGTCTAATGTTCCAGGAGTTGGCCAAACTGTAACACCAGCTCAATCAAGAGAACTGCCTGGAGTCGGATCTCCTGGAGTCGGATTTTCAGATCCAACTGGAAAGTTTCCCAGATACACTAATGAGCCAGATACATCTAGGCTAATGAGAAACCAGAATATTAGAGAAACTATCGTACCAGAAAAAGATAATTCTAGAATAAAAGATGTCAGAATCGCAGGATCTACATCTACTTGGGAGCAACCTCCAGTTCCATATAATACTGTGTATCCATACAATCAAGTGTTAGAAACTGAATCTGGGCACATTATGGAGTTCGATGATACTCCTAACAATGAACGTATTCATGTGTATCACAAAAAAGGAACATTCACTGAAATAGACTGCAATGGAACTAGAGTTACCAGAATAGTAGGAGACGATTATACAATTTTAGACAGAAACGGATATGTTTCAGTTTCTGGAAATGTTAATATCACTGTCGAAGGAAAAGCAAACATTTGCGTCAAAAACGATCTAAATTTAGAAGTAAATGGAAGCTTAAACGCCAATATTACTGGAAATGCTTCTTGGAATGTCGAAGGAGCATGGAATGTAAAAGCATATGCAGGTGCTTCATATACTGTTCATGGCGGATACGGAGTTACTTCTAAAAGCGCAATTAGTTTTAGAAGCGCTGGTGCTTATTCAGTAAAAACTGATGAGTCAGCAACTTTCGAAAGCATTGGTGAATTTAAAATAGACTCTAAAGGAAAATTGACTGCTAACTCTGAAGCTGACATGATTCTGAAAACATATTCATCTATGCAAATTGGATCTAAGAGCCAAATGAATCTTCGATCTCCTGAAACAATTGCTCTAGACGGAAAATATTTACACTTCAATTCTGGTTTAGCTAATGCAGCCGCAGGATCGGAAAAGCAAGCGTACTCTCTTCCCAACTGGCAACCACCGGGTCTACCTTCTAAACTCGATGTTCAAGAATTTCAACCTCTGACTACTCCGCCTCGTTCGTTCGAAACTATATCTGATTTTGATGATAATCCAGATGCAAGCCCAGAAGAAATTGCTGCGCACGAAAAAATATTAGTTCAACGCGGTCTGAACGCGGTTAACCCACTACCACCAAAAGTTAGCGAAGATAAATCTGAAATTCCTTCGGATAAACCTGCTACAATTGAACAGCCAACTATAGATTTTAAAGAAGGTCAGATCAACTTGAATGAATACATTTCTAAGAGCTTTACTTTGGGAATGCTGAATAAAAATAAACCAATTCCAGCCCAGCAAGGTCTAACGGCTGTTGAGATCGCTTCTAATTTAAAATATCTGGCTGTTAATGTACTAGATCCGATCAAGGCTCAATATCCAGACATGATTATTACGTCTGGTCTACGGCCGATGGGTTCTAATTCAAGATCTCAACATCCTAAAGGCCAAGCAGCTGATATGCAATTCACAAGCAGATCTTCATCTGAATACATTGTCATTGCCAAGTGGATTATTGCTAATTTAGACGTAGATCAATGTTTGTTAGAGTTTAGAACTAAGTCTGCAAATTCTAAGTCTGGCTCTCCAGTTACATGGATACATGTATCATATAATAAATCTGGAAACAGAAAAATGTATTTTAGTATGGATAATGATGAGAGAATATCAGATATAGGATCGTTTAAACAAGTAACTTGCTAAAGAATTATGGCCACTACACTTTTATCACAAAAATCTCGAGAGTACAAAGATGTTAGCTTTTCGATGTTTGCACATCCAGAAACGAAAAATATTTTAGTTAAAAGCAATATCAATGCAGTTAAACAATCTGTCATTAATCTGTTGACTCTTGAAAAAGGGAATAAGCCGTTCCACCCAGAGATCAAATCTCCAATTTATAATTATTTGTTTGAGAATGTCGGTGTTCTGGAAAGAGTAATGATAGAAAAAGACATAGTTAGGTACTTGAACACTTATGAGCCTAGATTTCTTATTGACTCGATTCAGCTAAGTTTTCCAGATCCTAATTCTTTAGATTGTTCCATAGTTGGATCTTTGATTAACACGTTTGAACCATTCACTGTTAACATATTGGTCGATCGTTTGCGTTGATCGATGATTAAATAATTCAAAGAATTACTATAACTATCATGACAACAAATATCAAACCGATCACAGAACTTGATTTTGATCTTATCAAGCAAGACATTGTTGAATACATTAAAACGAATCAGACTTTTTCTGATTATAATTTCGAAGGATCGGCTCTTAATGCGCTGATAGACATATTAGCGTACAGCACTCATACGAATGCATATTATGCGAACATGATACACAATGAAAGTTTTCTTGACACTGCTCAAAAAAGATCTTCAGTTGTTTCTATTGCCAAAGAACTTGGTTATGTTCCGGCGTCAGTAGTGTGTTCAACTGCATATGTAAATGTCAACGTAACTGGTGTTTCAACTAACCTATATTTGGATAAAGGACAGACTTTTTCTGCATATAACGAAAACGGAAATTTTTCATTCGTTGTTTCTGAAACGGTCGAAGGATCTTACGCTGATAATACAGTTGTTTTCACTGACGTAAAATTGCTAAACGGAGTCTTGGCTTCGAATACATTTACTGTTGACACAACTAGCAACATCAGAGGAATGTATACTATTCCAAACAAAAATATAGATACGTCATCTCTTAGCGTATATGTAAAAGATTCTGCATCTTCTACATCGAAAACATATTTTGTTAAATCATCTAATGCGTACGAACTGATTTCCAATTCTAAAGTATTTTTCTTGCAAGAATCATATGATGGTTACTATCAAATTTATTTTGGTAATGATATTCTTGGCGAGCAGCCAAAAGATGGAAACGTAATTGTTGTTGAATATATCGTAGCAACATCGTCTGGTATTTCTGCAGATGGATGCCGAACATTTTCGCCTAATTTTTCATTTAGCACCGGCTCTTCTGTAAGTGTTGTAACAACTCAAAATTCTTTTGGATATAAACCGCAAGAAACAATTGAATCAATTAGATCTAATTCTGTAAAAAATAATTCTGCCAAAAACCGAACAGTCACTGAAGATGATTATAGAACTTTGCTCATGAGCAAATTTCCATTCGTTAAGAACTGCATTGTTTGGGGTGGAGAAAAGAATGTGCCTCCAGTGTATGGAAAAGTTTTTGCTTCTCTTCAGCCAGTTAGCGGTTATTCTATAAGCGAAGCAACTAAATCTAATATTATAATTCCAGAGATTAGCAAGAATTCTATGCTAACTGTGACTCACGAAATCGTAGATCCTGAATATCTTCCTACTGAGTTCGTTGTAAAAGTAAAATTTAACAAATTTAAAACTACTAGCTCTTCTACTGAAGTTGCGATTTTAATTAAAGATAAAATTAAAACTTTCATGGATGATTTAGCTACGTTTGGATTGAATTTTTATAATTCTACTCTGGTCAGTCAATTAGTATACATAGATCCCGGAGTTGTATCTGTCAATCTAAAGAAGACTATTGGATTTAATATCACTCCGTTGATCAACGTTAACACGTTATATGAACGAAACATTTCTAACGAAATAAAAGAAGGATCTATTACATCAGATCCGTTTGATTGTTCGTTAAGCGGAAAAATTTATAGAAACTGTGTCATTAAAGAAATAGATAACACAGTTAATCTAAGTAGAACTGAATCTTTAGGAATATATTCTGTAGAAACAAGTACTCTAATACAATCTATAGGAACAGTTAACTTAACGTCTGGCTATATGAAATTTAACATAAACTTAGTCAGATACATTAATTCTAAGAATCATGTTAGCATACGATGTTCTTTAGTTAACGATGACATAAGCACTCTAAAAAATCAGATTCTGGTGATTGCTTCAAGTATGGATTCTAGTTTATCTAAAGACGACATAACAGTGTTAGTTGAAAACTATGTCCAGTAATTCATTAGATTTTCAAATTTCCGAATATGTTAATTCGGTGTATCCACTATTTTCAGAATTTTTAAAAGTATATTTTGAATATGCTAAGAGCAAAAATAATTCTTATTATGTTTTAAGCAATCATCAAAAATTTAACGATGTAGATTTAACAGACGATTCTTTAGTAGATAAGTTCTACAGAACATATGGAGAATACTTACCTAAAGATATAGCATATGACAAAAGAAATTTGCTAAAATTTCTGAACGAACTGTATACTGCTAAAGGAACAGAAAAAGCTCTTAAGCTTCTTTTTAAGCTAGTTTTTAATTCGGAAATCAAAGTATCATATCCCGGAGATAATATACTAAGAACGTCTGCAGGCAAGTGGGTTCAAGACAAGTTTTTTATCTTAAACACTGAATTTGGAACTATTCCAAATGTTGGTGAGTATTTGACTCTGTTTGACGACACTAACTCATTTGTGTTGATAGACAAAGTAGAATATGTCGCAGAAAGAAAATATAAAGTTTATTTTACAACTTCACAGCCCACAAATCTGTATGATGGTATAAAACTCAAATGCATTAGAGATGAGATTTTAGTGTATGTCGGCACGCTAGAATATACACTAACTGGAATTAGCGTTCTAGAACCTGGCGCATCTTGGATGAATGGTCAAATATTTACTATTCCTGGTTCTATATCAGACACATTAGTTAAAGTAACAAGCACAAAAAATTATGGACAAGTCGATAGAGTATCTATTGTAGATTATGGGTGGCAGCATCCTAAAGACCAGCAAGTACTCGTTTCTTCTTATCCACAAAAGCCAATTGGGACGAAATACGATATAGAAATTGTAGGAAACGTAATCGTTTTGTCTATCATAGATTATATGACTAGTATAGACGAATCTGTTATTGCATATTCTGACGGGATATATCCTGACACGTATTGTTTAGATAACGAATGGAACACTGATTTTTATGCTGGACACAAAGCGATAAACGTTCTTTTGCTTAATACGAAGACTGCAAACATATACGAAGATTCAACGATATCTATGGAATCTTGGTTACTATCTAGAGCTAAGTTCGGGTGCATATATGGTCCTGTCGGAAAAACTGTCGGAAGATTTTTAGATAATTCTGGTCAATTGTCTAATGATATCATCAAACTTCAAGACAATTTTTATTATCAAGCGTTTTCGTATCTAATAGAAACGTCTAAAGACATTAAAGACTATAAAGAACTTCTTAACATCACACATCCAGCTGGGATGATGCGATTTTCTGCATTAGATAAAATATTTTCTAATGAATTTTCTGTTGATGTGAATTCAGATGTGTCATACATCACTAATGACGTTTATCTCAATCCGGTCGATGAATTGCTGTCTCAGTCTGAAAAACTAGACATTAATGTTATCAAATTGCTAGAAGAAATCGTGACAATTTCTGAACTTCTAGGTATTACATTAAATAAATCATTAATCGAAGATTCAGTTTCGACTTCAGTTGATCAATATATTTCTGACACCGCCGATTCTTCTCACACGATTGACTATTTCTCTTCAAACTACACGGGTCTTAACATAGCACTGACTATAGGATAAACAAAAATGATTAACGATAAAATAACAGCAAGCGGAGCTTTAACTATTATTCTGAAAGATGAATTCGGAAATGTCAAATACAAAAAAGACATGAAGAATTTGATAGTCACTGTTGGTAAAGGACTGATTGCTACTCGGTTGGCTGGAGATACTAAAACCGCCCCATCAATAATGAGCGTCGGTACTGGCACAACTCCTGCTGCAATTGGTCAAGAACTATTGATTACTGAAATTGGAAGAGTTGCTGTTACTTCTGCCACAGCGATTAATAATATCGTAACATACTCTGCAACGTTTAATCCCGGAACTGCAACTGGCGCATTAACTGAAGCTGCATTATTCAGCGGTACTACTACGGCTAATAACGGAACTATGCTGAGCAGAACAGTATTCTTACCAGTCAATAAAACTATTGCAGATACTTTAATTGTTAACTGGCAAATCACCATAAACTAATATGACGCAATACGTTAAATCTGAATTTAAGACAGAGCTAGCTCTGTCTATATTGAACGAGATACAATATAGAAGATATAATTATTATACTTTTTTGGGTAAATGCGACCCGTGGGATAACACTGACACTATTCCTGAAATTCCTCAAACAAATTCTTATTTCGATTACAAAAAAATCAGAAATAATATGGTGTACATGAAACTCATTACGCCGAATGATGTTTCTATGGTTATTGACAGAAAAACTTGGTCAGAATCCTTTCTACAAATATATGATCAATTTGATGATACTGTTGATATGAAGGGCAAAGATCATTATTGTGTGACTGATGAATGGAACGTGTATAAATGTTTGAATAATAATTCTAGAGCTATTTCGACAGAAAAACCGACTGGCATCGACAATACGCCAATCAAGCTGAATGATGGTTATGTATGGAAATATATGTATACTGTTCCGTCATTCAAAGTTACTAAATACGTAACACCTAACTACATTCCCGTTCAGAATGCACTGTCTGACAGTTTCTACAATAAAGGTTCAGTTGAAAACGTCGTAATCACAAACACCGGATACGGTTATTCTTCTCAGCAATTAACTACGTTGACCGCATCTGCTCCTGGCGCTGGAGGGACGTATGCAGTCTTAGTTCCGTCTATCAGTGCTGAAGATATGTATGACATTACTGGAACTACGATTATTAGACCTGCTGGATCCGTTGTAAACGTAGTGATACAAAATCCCGGGTCAGAATATACAACGCCTCCGACAATTACAATCAACGACGTAAATGGATATGGTACTGGAATCTACGGGAACACTGAAGCTAAATTTACCGCTGTTATACATGAAGGCAAAGTCGTCAATGTTACTATTGAAGATCCGGGCGCAGGATATTCTGTAGATACTGAAACATTCATTACTGTTTCAGGCGACGGGAAAGATGCTAGTTTTACTCCAATCATTTTTGATGGAAAATTAGTCGACGTAGTTACTGAAAACGTAGGCACTGGTTATAACATTATGTTACTGCAAGTTAACGGAACTGGATTTGAGGCTCAGATTTTACCAGTGTTAGGTGTATCGGATTATGAATCAGCTCAGTCTGTAGTAGAACAAACTGCCATCACTCAAGCTGGATCTATATATTCTGTTGTTGTAAAAGACGGCGGATCTAGTTATACTCAAGACACGCTTGTTGTAGCTACAGGAGACGGGACCGGTTTTGCTGCTACCGCAGTAGTTCAAAACAACGCTGTGACTAAATTAGATATTACAAATTTTGGAGAAAATTATACGTATATTGACATCAAAGTCATTGATCAAACTACATATAGTGAAAACGCAGTATTTAGACCAATCTTTTCGCCTTCAAACGGACATGGAAGAGATGCGATTATTGAATTAAATTCAAACACTGTGTGTATTAATTCTTTTATTCAAAAAGATGTTTTACTAAACAAATTCAATCAAGACTATAGACAGCTAGGGATTATGAAAAATCCATTAAAGAAAGTTACCAATGTTACTTTCAGAGAATCTATAGCTAATTTATGTTTTGAAGTAATTTTTGACGATGCTTCAGATTTACTAACTGAATTTATCGGAACAGATTCAGAAGATATTTTAACCATCAGCCAAAGTAGATTTAGAGTAATTTCTAAAGTAGACAATAACGTTTTTCTTTTGCAGATTGACAATAAATATACTCAACCGCTTGGAGATATGTTGTGCGAGAGAAATGGACTTATCTATAAAGCGTTGCAACTAGTATCGACACCAATTGTCGATAGATTTTCAGGCAAAATGTTGTATACATCTGACGAAGAACCTTTTACTTTTGCTGATAATCAGGGGTTGAATATTAAAACGTTTCTAAAATTCTAAAAACATATGACAATAGATTTAAATCAACCTCCTTATTATGACGATTACTATGATTCTGTAGACGAAAGCAATGCTTTAGTTCACACTAAAGGGTTTAATCAGATTCTTTTTAAACCTGGATATGCTGTTCAAGCTAGAGAGCTTACTCAACTTCAGTCTATTCTTAAAGATCAAATCGCTCGTTTTGGATCACACGTTTTTAAACACGGCTCAGTTGTAATTCCCGGAAATTCTGGATACGATTTGAATGTGATGGCTGTACGAGTCAACAACATATCGACAATCGAAAATTATGTCGGTGATACTATTGTTGGAGCGTCCGGTCTTAAAGCAATGATAAAGGCAGTGATTCCAGGAAACTCTGTATCTCCAGCTACTTTAGTCGTAAGCTATTACAACACTGGAACTTCTGGAGAGACAGAATTTAATACTTCAGGTGAAGTGCTAACTATTCTGCCAGCCGGTATATATGTTACTACGTATAGTCCTGATGTCAACGAGCTTGCTGTATCAACTAAAGCTGCAATTGCATACGTTCACAGAGGTGTTTTCTTTGTCAATGGAGTTTTTGCTCAAGTAGAACCTCAGCAGATTGTAGTTTCTACCACTACAAACGTTCTTTCAGCTAAAATTTTGCTAAAGATTGAAGAGTCTATCATAGACACAACTTTAGATTCTACTTTGTTAGATCCAGCTCAGGGAACGAATAACTATGCTGCTCCTGGTGCAGATCGTCTAGCAATTAATTTAACACTAGTATCTAGACTGCTGTCCGATACTACTGAAGAAAGTGACTACATTGAATTGATGCGTTTCAATGAAGGAAACTTAGAAGAATTTAACAGATTCGCAAAATATAATGAACTAGAAAAGAATTTAGCGCGAAGAACTTACGATGAGTCCGGAAATTATATTGCAGAAGGAATGCGAATTTCTGTGCAAGAAAACAAAAACACCGGATTTAATGGTGGCAGATATGTATCTGGAGACGAAGACTATCTTAGCGTTAACGTGTCTAAAGGCAAATCTTACATTTATGGGTTTGAAGTCGGTCTGGGAGCTGAGCTTTCAATTAAAGTGCCAAAAGCAAGAGACATCGTTGGTCTTAGTGGATCAGAAAATCATCTAACATATAGAACCACAACTGGGATTTTAAATTCTGGCCAGTATATTCTCGTGACAGAAAATTCAGGAACGAGCATACCTAGTTTTTCTACTAGAGCAATTCTTAATTTTTATTCAGACGGTGTTTTGGCTGGAACTGGTCGAGCAGTTGGTATCGATTATCTATCAGATGATGTATACAAACTATACATCGTTGTCGACTCTTCAATAAAATATTCTGATCTGTCAACTGTTAGTTGGACTGTTCCAACAGCTTCATCATTCAAAGTTGTTCATACATTAACTGCTTTTTCTAATACTGTAGATTTTATTGTTGCAGATATCGCAGCAGTAGACACTTCATATGGAGCTAGTGTAGTAAAATATGATAAAACTATTGGCGCACTATATGTGTCGAAAATCAACGGTAAAGACATTCCTATTAAAGGTCTGACTATCACACAAGTTGGTTCGTCTGCAACAGCTGTAGTTTCAAATTCTACTACTTTGGTTTCGAATCCAGACAGTTCTAATATTATGAAAATTGGAACTGGTGTTGTGAAATCAATTAGAGACGAAAGTTCTAATCTTTCAATTTCATATAAGTTGGGATTTTATGGCTCTGGAGTTTTATCTTCTGGCTCGTATACGTTCAATGCATCTGGGTTCACGTTCGACGTACCAGATACAGGAAACATAACAGTATATCATAGCTCGCTAGGATTCTTGGGTGTTTATTCTGCATCTACTGTAGATGGAAACTCACTCACTATCGCATCTGCAACTCCGGGCACAGTTCACGTTTATGCTACAGTAACTAAAACCGATGTAACTTATAAAACGAAAACTTTGACTGCGATCACCGATTCATTTGTACTAAGTGCATCTACAGCTACTCAATTTGCTTTAACTAAAGTCGACGGAGTTAGACTGAAAACAATTACGCTAAATGGATCTGACGTCACTTCTAAGTTTAGCTTCAATGGCGGTCAAACCGACTATAGTTATAAGAAAGCATATATCTCTAGAGACATCGGAACGTCTTACACTGGAACTCTTCTAGTTACATATGAATATTATGCTAGAGGAAGCTCTGGAGATTATTTCTGCGTAGATTCATATAGCAATTTCACTGACATTTTAGAGTATACATCGTCAACAACCGGAGATTCATACACTTTACGCAATTGTTTGGATTTCAGAACAGATGAACCATTTTCTAATTCGGTGTTTGTCATTCCTGGTTCTAGAATTAGCGTTGGACAAACGATCTATCTACCTAGAATCGATAGCGTAGCGGTTAGTTCATCTGGTGATTGCAGAGTAGAACAAGGAATTCCTAGTGAAACTCCAGTCGCTCCAGTGCCCGCTCAAAACAGTGTTTCTTTAGCAACAATTCTTGTTCCTGCATACACTTTTTCTGCATATGATGTCAAAATTCGAAATTCTGATTACATCGGCTACAAAATGTCAGACATCAGAAAGCTTGAAGATCGAATTGAAATAATTGAGAACTATTCTTTGATTCAGCAAGCAGAAAAAGACATTATCAATCAAGACATCGTTGATGCGTCGACAGGTCTGGCAAGATTTAAATCTGGTTATTTGGTAGATGATTTTTCGAATATAGACGTTATATCAGATATGACGAATCCGGATTTTGCAGCGACATATATCGGCGGAATGCTTTATCCAGCCATAGAACGAAGCATAGTCGATTTAGAAACTGTAACGACTCTTCCTACATCAGTTGATACCATTGACCCTTCAGTCGGTTATTCTTCTGGAGTAATTACGCTGCCTTATACGACTAAAGTTTTTGCAGAACAAATAAAGTCTACTGAAACTATGAATGTCAATCCTTATGCGGTGTTTTCATGGAAAGGTCAGTTATTTTTAACTCCTTCGTTTGATAATTTTGAAAGAATTATTCAACTTCCTGACATCAACATAAATAATGTTACTTACGTAGAGATTCCTAGAACATGGGGTTACCAACCAGAACCTGGATCAAGAGTTACATTCCCTGCAGGGTTTAAAGACTGGCGATTCCTTCGGTTTGCAGTAAGAGTCCATAAGGGCGACACTAATAAGACTGGCGATTGGTGGGTGACGAATTTTGGCTACTAAAAAAACTAAAGTAACAACAAGCTCTAAGACTGCAATCGGTCTTATGAGAGAGCTAGACGTAGCGTTTACTATATACGATGCTAAACCCGGAACTAAACTGTATGCGTTTTTCAACGGAGAACCGGTTAATCACTTAATTTCTGAGTTAGAGGCCACTTGGAGTTATGCTTCTGCGAATTTTTCTAATTCTGCCAAGAACACAGCTGTAGTTACGACAGATTCAAACGGAAATTTTGAAGGAGTATTTCATATTCCTCCTGACACTTATGAGACTGGCACAAAAGCACTGTCTTTTCAGTCAACACCAGAGTTTTTCACTGGAGATTTCTCTAACACTGAGATTACTCATTGCTCTGCTAATTTTACTTCTTATGGAGTGGTAAACACACTTCAAGACACGATTACTGAGTCTGGCGAAATCGTCAACAATTTGATTGGCGCTTTAGGAGATCCTCTAGCACAGAGTTTCTTTACGTACGGAACTAACGGCGGCGTGTTTGTTACTTCGATCGACATTTTCTTCGATACTAAAGATGCAGCATTACCAGTATCTCTAGAAATACGAGAATTAGTGAACGGCTATCCAGGACCAAATCTGGTATCTACTAACTCAAAAGTTTCATTGAAACCTGAGCAAGTGAACCTTCAGATTACAGGAAGCGCTCCAAACGTAGCAACTACTTTTACTTTTGATTATCCAGTCTATCTTCCAGACAACAGCGATTTTTGCTTCGTCTTACTAAGCAATTCGAATAAGTATAACGTATATGTTGCCGAACTAGGTCAGAAATCTAAAGAAACTGGAAAAGTAGTTTCTGAACAGCCTTATATTGGTTCTATTTTTAAATCAGAAAATAACAAAACATGGACGGCCGATCAGACGCGAGATATTAAGTTCAGAATCAACAGAGCTTCATTCTCATCTCAATCAGTTCTAGCGTTAAAAGCGAATTCTCCAAAATATCTGATTTTAGGGACAAGTATTACTGCAACGTCTGGATCGACTTCATTGTCTTTTAGATCAGAAGTACGGCATGGATTAGATTCTGGCGATATCGTTACTGTAAAATGTTTGCCTAATTGTAATTTTAGAGGCATATCGTCAGCAGATATCAACGGAGACAGAGCAATCACAGATATAGTCGATGACTATACGTTTAAAATTTCAGCAAGTACCGGCGCTTCATCATCTGGAACACTAAACAGCTCTGGAATTATCAATACGATTCAAATTGACACTGTTGGTTCTGGATATTCTGTCGGAGATAAAGTGTATGTTTCAGCACCTCCGGGTGGATCAGAAACTCATGCTGCAACTGTAACAGAAATTGATACTTTCGGTGGTATAACATCTCTTACGAAGGCAACGATCGTATATCCTCCGTATTACATCGATCCGCCTGTCGTTACGGTGATTAAAACTTCTTCTGGTTCTGTATCTTTTGGTTCTGGAGCTGAATTGTTTGTTGTATCTGAAGCCATCTTGCAAATTGAAACTAACAAAAATATTAACACGTTTTTACCGAAGTTAGCTGCGTTTTTGCCTCCAAGCACTGACATCAAAACAACTGGTTACACCATTAACGATGACGGAACTTACAATCTAAGCACATCAGATGTTTCTATAAACGAAATGAATAAACTGAAAGTTGCTTCTCTTCTTTTATCAAAATCAAACGAAGCTGTTAAAACTCCGGGTGTAAATTCTACTGAATTCGAATTGGCTTTGACTACCCCGCATGAAAATCTATCTCCAGTTATTTCGTTGAAAGAAGCTCATAATTTAGAAGTTCTATCTTACAATATCAATAACCAAACAGAATACGAAAAAGTCAATAATTCGTCTGTCACGTCTGGTTCTGGATCTATAAACGAAACTAGCTTAACTGTTACTGCAGGCGGAACTGGATATACAGGAACTCCAACTTTAGTCATTGATGCTCCATATTATTCTTGGGGAACTCAAGCTACAGGAACAGTAACACTGTCTGGTTCTAGCATAGCTAGTGCAACAATCGTTAATCACGGATCAGGTTACATCCAACCACCAAGCGTTTCTGTTGCTGGAACTGGAGTCGGAGCAGTCATAGCAACTCCTTCATTGACTGATTTTAATACTGAATTACTGTCTACTGGCGGAACTGCTGCATCTAAATACATTACCAAACGAATGACATTAGCTACAGTGTCGATCGGAGCTACTGTTTACGTGACTGTATATTCTGGAAATATGTCTGCATTTGACGTCTATATTAGAACATCGACTCAGGCATCAGAAACTCCTCATATTGCACGTCCATTCCAAATGATGTTCTGCGAAATAGATCGCAACAAATCTACGTACGAATATGAATATAAAGATTACAAGTTTGAACTGATGAACTTAGAACCATTCGATGTGTATGATATAAAAATTGTTATGCGCTCGACTAGCAGAAGCATGATTCCCATCATCGATAACTACAGATGTATCATAACTGCATCATGAAGCAGCTAATTGATAAAAATGGAAATATCATCAATTCGCATTTCAGAAGCAATGGTTCAATTGTCGTTAAAAATGAATCTGAATACTTGAAAGCTAAAAATGCAGTCGTTCAAGCACACAAAATAAACGATTTGCAAAATCAAATAGAATCATTAAATAAGTTAGTTAATACTTTAATGGAAAGTATAAGCAAAACGAATAATCATATACAGAATTAAGAAAAATGTCAAACATAGTCTACAGAGTTTCTGATGTAAATCCAAATAGATCGTCAAGTTCTATTTCTGGATCTCCTCTTACGTCAGATGAAATTGACGGCAATTTCAAAGTTTTAAACGATGACATTGCTCTTAAGGCTTCGATTGCGTCTCCAAGCTTGACCGGAATTCCGACTGCTCCGACTGCCGTAGTTGATACAAATACGACGCAAATTGCGTCTACTGCTTTTGTAGTTTCTCAGATTTCATCTGATGCTCCGACCAAAGATGGTTCTAGCGCGACTCCGGGTAGTATTTGGCCGATTTCTATCGCTGGAAATTCTGCTACTGCCAACACAGCAACGTTAGCGCATACATGCGATGGAAACTCTTTAACTGCAACCACTGCATCTAGAATTTCTTCGACGAATGATTTATCATCATCAGATGTCGTATATCCTCTTTGGACTACGAATATTGGTGCTTCGTATTCAGTAAAAGCATCGTCATCTAAACTGAATTTCATTCCTTCAACAGGTACTCTTAGCGCTACAGTAGTAACAGCTTCTACTGTCAATTCAGCTGTTTCCGAAACTAGCACTTTTAAAGTATCTGGAACTGCAGTCATCAATTCTTCTAGACAGCTGATCAACACTGACGTCTCTGGATCTGCAGGCGCTAATACTGGTCTTAAGACTTTGCAAGGTGTTTCGTTATTTGGAACAGGAGATGTAAATGCTCTACAGAGTACATATACTATTTCTGCGGCTCAGCTAAACTCTGCAATCTTAGCTCCAGGAATGTATACTATTTCTTCTGGTCTTCCAAACAGCACTAACTCGGCGACATACATTTCTGGTTGGTGGCACGTATTGGTGTTTAAACATGGAGATAATAATGGATTCGCTGCTCAGATTGCTGTAGAACTTAGTTCGTCTGGTAGAATGAGCAATGCTGCATACATTCGTACATCTGAAGGCGCTACATGGAACGAATGGTCTCCGCTTGGCCAGCAAAGATTAGTTGACACCAATACTAATTATAATGCAAATATTAATGAACATGTATACACTACTGGTGGCGCGGGGTCTGTCATTTATTTGAATAATTCGCCAGTGCCTGGAGATAAAATAACTGTTACTAACCTGTACGAAGGTGTAATTGTTTCAGGGAACGGTATAAAAATACATAGACTTGCTGAAAATATGACGATCGATTATGCGCATACGACTACAGTTTTTTGCTATATAGATTCTACTAACGGGTGGACTGTGATTTCTTCTGTATGATAGACTGGGGAAATAAATCTCTTTCATTTAGACAAGATTCTTCTGATGATGTCGTATACGAAAACATAGAAGAAGAAAGAATGTACGCTCTAGATACTAGACTTAGAAAAGGCATAATAGTCTTACCACATAATCCAAAAATTGGGTTTAGAGCTCTGATTTCTGACAGACATAATACGTGGGTTTATAATCCGTTAGTAGTGCACAGAAATGGCAATAAATTAGCTGGGTTAGAAGAAAATATGACGTGTGATATGCCGAATGGTATGTTTGTTTGCGAATTTAAAAATAAGAAAGATGGATGGATTGTTCATCAAAATTTTAAATTGAACGATTTTAGATAAAGGAATTTTATGAGCGTTTTGAGTCAAGTCATACACGGAGGCGGAGCACCTAGAAAAGTTACTGCTTTTACATCAGGAACTGGAACATACACTCCGACTGTAGCTAACGCAAGAATTTTAGCATTTGTTTGTGCTGGCGGAGGTGGAGGTAAAGGTTCATACGCGTACAACGAATATTATAGAATTGGTGGAGGAGGCGGATCGACGACGATATGCTCATTTAGAATGGCTAGTGCGACATCATATGTTGTTGGATCTGGCGGCGGCGGCTGTACCTACAGCTCGTTGCAGTTGGCCGGTTCAGCGTCTGCTCTAGGCACTATTATATCTGTTCCAGCTTCAGGACGGTATGGTGGAATTGCTGTAGAAGGCGCAGGAGTTTCTGGCGGCAACGGCGGGTCTTATAACTCTCTAGGAACAAGCTCTGTTCATCAAGGCGGTGGTCTGGCTGGAGGAGGGGGAAGTTATTTTGGCGCAGGCGGCGTATACATTAACGGAACCGTTGGTGGGGTTGGTGGGATTGGCGCAGGCGGTGGTGGATCTTATCTATATCAGAATAATACATACGGCGGAAATGGTGGATCTGGTTATATCGAAATCTGGGACTTTGGAGCTTAACACATGAAAAAATATGCACAGCTTGAAAATGGAATAGTAGTTTTAGTCATCGACTCTGAAGAAGATCCAGATGGAATAAACGGAGCTTGGGTTGAATTGAGTGCTGGAGCAGGAATCGGATGGAGCTATGATGGAATTGATTTCTTCCCGCCAGAACCAGTAGTTGTTCCTAAAATAATTACTAAGCTAGAGTATATGAATCGATTCACTGATTCAGAACTAATAAATATCTATACCAGCGCAAAAACAGTAGTTCAGTTGGAAATCTGGCTAGAAAAATTTAAACTTGCTACAGAGATCAATTTAAATGATCCGTTGATTAAAGCTGGTTTAGATTCTTTAGTTGCTCTAGGCTTGCTAGCTGAAAACAGAATTGCTGATATACTCAAATAAAGAGAAAACCGTAAAGTATCATGGCAAATATAACATATAGAATTTCGTCTACAGAAACTAATCCGGCATCTACGACGGTTAAAAACGTTCCACTGACTAATTTGGAGATGGATGCCAACATTAAGTCTCTGAACGATAATAAAGCCGAAACTTCAGGAACGAATGCAACAGGAACTTGGCCGATTGCGATAACCGGCGTAGCAGCTACTGCAACGAAATTAGCTACTCCAAGAGCGATAAACGGAACAGATTTTGATGGAACTGCCGCTATTTCTATCGATCTAGATTATGCAGTTACATTCAATAATTCTGGGACCGGTGCAGCTTCTGGAACTACATTCAACGGCGGATCTGTTCAGACTATTTCTTACAATACGATCGGTGCCGCTCCTGCAGCTAGCCCAACGCTGACTGGTACTGTAACACTTCCTTCTACTACTTCTATTGGAACAGTATCAAACACTGAAATTAGTTATCTCGACGGCGTAACATCTGCCATTCAGACACAAATAAATAACAAAGTTGGTCAAACAGCTGTTACAAAATCTGCTGTTATTCCAACTGGAGCAGATGCAGACAGAGATGCTTCTCCATTGACTGGTTATTTCAGATTCAATACAACAATAGGAAAATTTGAAGGATACGATGGTTCTGTGTGGGGATCTGTAGGTGGAGGTGCTACTGGAGCATCTGGAAATTCTGTGTTTTGGGAAAACGATCAAGTAGTTAGCTCAAGCTATACGATTTCGACTACTAAAAATGCAGGAACTTTCGGACCAGTTACTGTACTAGACGGAGTTACTGTTACTATTCCGTCTGGTGGAATTTGGACCATCGTATAAACAAGGTAAACAATGACAATCAATATTAAATCAAATATAGATGGAACATCTGGAGCAATTCAGGTCAATGGTGTTGACGCTGTTCCTTTTAATCAAGCTGGATTGATCAAGCTGACTCTGAGAAATGTAGCCAACACCATCACAAGCTGGTTCACCACAGCAGCCACAGCAGCACGTACATGGACGATGCCTGACAAGGATGGCACGGTGGCGATGACCAGTGATATTACAGGTGGTACTCAAGCCGCCAGCTTCACCTCAATCACAGACGCAGGTAATCTGAATTTCACAGGAGCCGCATGTTCAATCGTTTCTACAAATGCGTTGCCTATTAGTGTAGGTGGCGCAGAACGGATGCGGATTGATACTGCTGGAGCTATATCATTCCAATCCACCGGATCTGACCTCAATAACGTAGCGTCGGTAAATGACGGTCAACTCGCCGGGCTGCGTAATCGGATCATCAATGGCAATTTTAATGTATGGCAGCGAGGGACGAGTTTTTTCGGTGGTGGGAGTGTTTACACTGCTGATAGATGGGTAGCACCTGGTGCGGCGGGGCAAGCAGTAACTCGAGTGGCTGATCATCCGCACCAAGGAACTAACGGGTACTGCGCGCAAGTAGTCAATACAGGAGGCTCCCAATGGATTGATCACAGAATTGAAAGCGCAAATTGTCTAGATTTGGTTGGTAAAACAGTAACTTTCAGTGCGTACGTAAAGAATATATCAGCGGCGCCACTTGGCGTTTCATTATATATCTCAGCAGCCAATGCAGTAGATAACTTTACTTCAAAAACAGAGATTGGGACAAGTAGCTCCACTACTTCAACGAGCTGGATAAGATTGTCAAAAACTATTACCGTCCCAGCAGTAGGAGCAAATGGGTTGGAGTGTAAAATTATGACCAGCACCACATCGGCGGCCACTGTCAGAGTTGCAGCAGCACAACTGGAAATAGGTTCCGTCGCTACGCCCTTTGAGCATCGGCCTTATGGTTTGGAGTTGGCGTTGTGCCAAAGGTACTACACACGATCTCCGGTCTTTGCTGGTTATAGCGGGTTCGCCATTACTGCCACACAAGCCCGTATCAGTATTGGGTTTGGAGCATCTATGCGCATTCCACCCACAGCGCTTGAGCAAAACGGCACAGCCGCAAATTACGTTATCGCTCGGAATGGTGGCGGTACGGTAGCTTCAAGCGCGGTGCCAACATTTTCATCAAGCGGGACTGATGTAGCAATCATCAGGCTTGATTTCGCCAGTGGACTCACTGCCGGGGAAGGGCTCCAAGCGGCTGGGGTCGACGGCTCGTATCTAGGCTTTTCTGCGGAGCTATAAACCATGAAAACTTACCAATACACATCCCCTGAAAACACCGTGGTTGCCGTCATTGACGATGACGGTCTTAGCCGTATGTCGATGCTTGCGGAACTGGTTCCAGAGGATGAGCCGATCCTTCCTTACGTCCCGCCACCTACGGCTATCCCGCAGTCAGTAACGATGCGCCAAGCCCGCCTAGCCCTGTTAGGTGCTGGCCTGTTATCAGGTGTCGATGCCGCCATTGCCAGCCTGACAAGTCCTCAAAAGGAAGCGGCTGCCATTGAGTGGGAGTACGCGCAAGATGTGCAGCGCAACAACCCGCTGATCAACGCGATGGCGTCTGCACTGGGTATGACTGAATTACAATTAGACGAATTGTTTTTGAATGCATCTATACTTTAAGTTCATCGCATGATCAGTGATTCAGTAAAATCTACTGCCTCTAAAGTTTTTAGCGGTGTAAAAACCGCAGCTAAAGCTGGCGGAGATTTGCTGCTCAACGAATTAGTGTATGAAATTGAGTCTAGATCTCCTGGAACAGCTAAGCTCGGTCGAGATGCTAAAAACAAAATAAATCAAATAAAAGCTAGTCGAAAACTTTCTGCAGAAAACTACAAAGCTTTTGTACAAAAAGACGTAGAAGGCGCAGAAGAGTTTAGATCTGAAATACAGAAAAACGACACTGGTCTAAAATCTCAAAAAGAACTAGACAAAGCTGCGTTGAATATTATTCGAAAGATTGAAAAATCTATAGAAAAAGATTCAGAAAAAGCCAAAGAATCAGATCTTTACAAGAAATATGAAAAGAATTTTGAAGCATATTCAAACTCTTTGAAAGATCAATCAGAATCTATCAAATCAGAAAAACCAACGAAACAGCAGACTTCTGAAAAGCCTAACCTGAATAATTCTAAAGAATTAATTTCTGAAATTTTGGCTGGCATGAAAGAAGAATTAGATAAAGATGAAAATCTGTCTGAAAAAGAAAAGCAAGAATTTCTGACTGGTGTCGAAACTGGAATGAAAGAAGAAATTGATGAAAGTCTTAAAGTTCAGCCAGAAAAAAAATCTGACATCAAAATCCTAAATGAGATTGCCGACAATACTGAAGAAACAGTAAAGATTCTAAAAGAAAATAAAGATGTTTCTAAAACAGAATCTCCGAAGACGATTCAGTCTGCAGTTTCTACAATTAGTTCTAATTTTCTTTCAAAAGTTTTTTCTGATAAGACTCTAGAACATTATTCAGACAAGCTAAAAGATTCTCTAGGAATTCCAAAAGAAAGTCCTTCTGGTTCAGCCCAAGATATAACTTCAGATAATAATCAAGAAAAAGCAAATTCGTCTGAGCTGAACGAATTAAAAAAGATCAATGACTTTCTAAGAGCTGAAAGAAAAGTAAATCAGCTAAATTCTATAGTAGAAGAAGAAAAAAGCTCAGAAAGCTTAAATGATCGAATCCAAGTTAACAATAATTCAGTCGAACCGTCTGAAAGCATTATAGATAAACTAGAATCTAAGAAAATTTCGTCGCCTATTCCAGAAGACGCTATTTCAAACGAAGATGACGATATAAATGATACTAGACGTGGGAAAAAGAGATCTAAAAGACAGAATAAAAAAATTCAGAGCAGATCTAGACCTTCTAGCCCGATAGAAGACAAAATAACACAAGCCGGAAAAGATAAAAACTACATACCGAAACCAGAAGCAGCCAAGAAAATATCTGGAGGAAGATTTATAGAATCTTCAAAAACAGTTGGTTCAGCTGCGCGTGGAGTTTCTATGGCATCTGCGGCAGCCGGGACAGGTGCTTTGTGGGCCGGCGGTGCATTGTTAGCAGGAGCAGCTGGGTATGGTGTCGGGACTTTGCTGAGCAAAGGAATAGACTCTGGTTTGTCTGCAATGACTGGTCAAGAAACAAGTTTAGGCGGTTGGATTTACGACAAGTTTCATGATACTCCTGAATTAGAAAACGCTCCAGCTACAGTCAAAAATGTTGCCAAAGAACCAGCCGTTCTAGGAAAACCGCTAAGTCCTAAACAGATTGACACAATGAGTTCTTCGATCTCTTCTGGAAATACATATTCTCCAGAGGTGATGAAAACACACGAGCAAAATAAGCTCAAAGCTAAACTCGCTCCTGAATCAACATCTAAAGTTCCTGCGATTGATTCTGCCATCAAAAAACAAGACGTTATTAAAACTGAAAAAGAAGAAAAATCTTCACAACCAATCATTATTAACTCTGGCGATCATGTAACGAATAATTCTAGTAAGTCCGGTGGTTCTGGCGCTCTAGTTTCGTCTCCAGTCAGAAATACTGAGTCTACATACGAACGAACGCAAATGAATAGTTTTTGGCCTAGAGCCAAATAACATACACGCCCTAATGTATGATTAGATTAAATAATTATACAACTATAACTAAAATCAAGGGCTTTTCTTATGACATTCTTTCGTAAAACAATTTTGACTGCTGCTTCGTGTTTGTCACTAATCTCGTGCGGAGGATCGCCAAGCGACTCAGTTATCAATGTAGCTGCATCTGATGTCGTGACTACTCCGATGCCATTAAACACAGAAGGTTTTCGCATAGTTAAACCTGCAACTGCATATGATGGATATTCTGGTGGACTGTCTGTAACTAGAGACACCAAAAATCAGGCCGGTGGAACTCGCGGGTACGTAAACACCGCATCTTTAACTCATAGTTTAGTTGGATCTGAAATGATTCAATTCGAATGGGCCAATCTCTCAATTCTCGACAATTATTCTAAGTACGGAGAAAATGTTGCGACATATTCGCAAGCAAATAAGTTTGCTCCAGGCCCGACATGGGCTGCAGTAAGCGAAGCTACAGATACAGTTGGCGCAGGTGGAGCTCTAGTCGCTCATGAGTTCGATTTGTTCACTACTGGGTCAGATGACGGGAACCGAATTGGTCTAGACATAGTTTCTGGCGATGGAAGATTTGTCAGAAACTTAGGAAAATCTGACCGAGCCGATGCAACCGCAGCTATACGAATTGGACAATCTTCGGCAACACCATGGGCAACTTGGGGAACTGGCGTGGAAATTGGCGGAAACATCAGAGACAGTGCTTTAGTCATTAAGAACAGTTCAGGTCAAATCGTCTTCGAAATCAAGCCAAATGGAGATATGTATCAACGAGGCCAATTAATTAGATAAAAGAGTCTTGATTAAATAATGATTAAAAGGATTTAAATAATGGCAATATTGTCAAAACTTGATTTAATTGATTATTCTCTAAGAAAGCTCGGAAAACCTCTGATCAACATTGAAGTTGCTTCGGAGCAAATAGAAGATAGAGTTGATGAAGCGCTTCAGTTTTTTCAAGATTTCCATTATGATGGTACAGAACGAATTTATCTAAAGCATCAAGTAACTGCTTCAACGATTAATGTATCTTCTACTGTCGGATTTATTCCAAATGAAATAGTTCTAGCTCAGACTGGAACTTATTTTTCAATTCTGGCCATAACTTCTCCTACTAGTTTGCTTACTCGAGCAGTGTATTCTTCTTCAAATGTGTCAAATTCGACTTTTGTTGCAAATGCAGTTTTGACCGGCCAGTCGTCTGGATCGGTTGCAACGTTCGTGGCTCATATTCAAGGAGATATAGAGCAAGGATCTGTTCCGATTTCAGATATGGTAACTGGAATCATCAGAGCGATTCCGTGGTTTCAAGGAACTAATTCTGCATCGTTTATTTTTGATCCAAAATATCAAGTTATTATGTCGACATTTCAGAACTTAAGTTCTTCATCGATGATTTACTTTGAGCAACTAATGGAGCACATTAGTTTAATCGATCAAGTTCTTAGACCAATAGATTCTCTGAGATTCAATCGAAAAATGGGTAGAGTATTTTTAGATCTAGATTGGTCGATGGCCAACCCTGGAGATTTTTTAATCTTTGAATGCTACAGAATTCTAGACCCAGAAGTGTTTACTAGCATATACAATGATCGTATGCTTAAGAAATTAGTTACTGCAAAAATAAAACTTCAGTGGGCGTCAAACACACAAAAATATCAGGGAATTCAGCTGTTGGGTGGAGTGACTATAGATTCAACTACTCTAATGGCACAAGCAGTAGCGGAAATTGAAGCAGCAGAAGAAGAAATAAGAAATTCATATTCAGAGAGCCCAATTGGGTTTATAGGATGAGTCCAAAATTTCACGAAAACTATAAGCATCTTCTAAAGAAGTCATGGTCTATACGCTGGGCAGTGCTGGCAGGAATTTTGTCTGGATTAGAAGTAGTTCTGCCTTTGTTTATCGATGCTATGCCAAAAAACGTATTCAGTATTCTTAGCTTCATTTCAGTCGCCGGAGCGATCTGGGCTCGTCTTCTGGTTCAGCCTAAGGATGGATTATGAGCGAATCTAAAATGTCTCCTGCTAAAAAGAAAGCGATGGCGCTTGCCATGGCTACTGCTTTAGCTGCTCCGATGGAAGGTCTTAGACAATATGCATATTACGATCCTCCCGGAATTCTTACAGTTTGTTACGGGTCGACAACCGATGTTGTCAAAGGCAAAAAATATTCTTTAGAGGAATGTAAAGCCAGACTCGATTCAGATATGCTAAATGCTATTGACATTGTTGAAAGATGTACTGTCGGAAAAGAACTAACTGTTAATCAGACTGTTGCTTTTTCAGATATGGTATACAATCTTGGACCTAAGCCGGTCTGTGATAAAAATAAATCTACGTTGGCCAGAAAACTTGGTGTCGACGATATTCTTGGCGCATGCAACGAGATTTATAGATGGAATAAAGCATCAGTCGCTGGAATGATGATCGCTCTTCCCGGGTTGACTAAACGCAGAAACAAGGAAGCAGAAATATGCAAGACACCGGATCAATTATAATCAATCGTTTAGTTTCTAGAAAATTCATAATAGCCATATTATCTTTACTTTCTGCATCTTTACTTTGCTGGAATGAAAATATTTCAGACGGAGTGTTTTCGTCTGTAATCATTGCTACAGTTGGTGCTTATTTGGCAGCAAATGTACTTCAGAAAAATAATGAGGCTAAAACATGATTCCATTTATAAATGCATTAAATCTTAGACTTGTGGCATATGGTGCTGTAGCTCTAATTATTTCATTTGCAGTGTATGTTGGTTATAACAAGATCTATGATCGTGGTGCTCAGTCTGTCCAACTAGAATGGGACAAAGATAAACAAGCGCGCGAACAAAAACTAGCTGAAGTTAAATTAAAATCAGATCGAACAGAATTTGAGTTAAAAACTACTTATGAACAAAGACAGAAAGCTTTAAATGAAAAAATCGCTAATCTTAACAAGTCTCTTGCTGTTGCTATTGCAGGGTTGTCAAACCGTCCCGCCCGTCCAAGTGACACAGACATGCCCACAAATACCTGCACTTCAAATGGAGCCACCGGAGCCGAGCTTTATAGAGCCGATGCAGAATTTCTTATCGGGGAAGCTACCCGAGCAGAAAAATTAAGAATACAACTTGAAACGTGTCAAATGCAATATAATGCTGTTGCTGAAGCTCTGAGAAAAGCAAATGATTAATCCTTATTTTCAGTCTACCGTTCCTGGATATGCTTCAGAACAGACGTTAGTCGAGAACATGAACATTGAAGCAATTCAAATATCTGGTCAAAACTACATTTATATTCCGAGAACTTTAAACAAGCTAGATAAAATCTTCGGAGAAGACGTTCTTTCTTCGTTTGATACATATGCCGAGATCGAGATGTACATCTTGGATTTTCAAGGAACTGGCGGGCAGTCGGAAATACTAACTCGTTTCGGAATGGAAATTCAAGACACTGCTTCATTTTTAGTATCTCGTAAAAGATTCACTGAAACAGTAGTTCCAATTGTTCCTTCTACTAGAGATCCAAAGGTAGCTTGGCGACCAAATGAAGGAGATCTGATTTATGCTCCATTTTCTAAAGCATTGTTTGAAATTAAGTTCGTCGAAGATGAAGAACCGGCATTTTACCAGCTAAACAAAAGATATGTATGGAATCTTAGATGTGAATTGGTTCAGCTCAATAGCGAGAAATTCAAAACTGGATACGAAGAAGTTGATAATTATTTTGGAGCTAATTTGAATAGACTAGACGCGGGTTTTGCTTTAGAATCTGATTCTGGTGTATTGACTCTAGAAGGAGCTGGAGGTTATTTGCTTCAAGAAGATTACGAAGTTTCGAAAGAATACGATGATGTTCGAGGTTATGGTGATAATGATGCGATTAAGCAAGAGTTCGTCAAAATAATGGATTTTTCATCGACTAATCCATTTGCTGGGGCATAATCAATGATAACAAGTGTACCATTTTATCACGGAACAACTAGAAATTTAGTAATCGCTTTCTGTGGTTTGTTTTCTAATATATTCCTCCGGAACAGAGATTCAGAAGGTGCTGCTAAGAAAATTGTAAACGTTCCAATTTCTTTTATATCTAAAGAAAAATTTATCGTTCGTCTTACTCAAGATCCTGGTCTAAATGAAGACATGCTGACTTTGCTGCCAAGACTTTCTGCGGAGATTGTGTCTATCAATTACGATTCGTCTAGACAGCTGAATAAAATGCAAAAAGTGGTTGCATCTACACAAGATAGAAGTGTATACTATTATGCGCCAGTTCCATACGTAGTATCGTTCAATCTATATTCTTATACGAAAACTGTAGAAGATAATCTGCAGATTATGGAACAGATTTTGCCGTTCTTTTCTCCTGAAATGAATCTATCTATTAAGATGCTTGAAGATCCAGAGCTAATTCAAGACATTCCAATGGTATTAAATAACGTCAGCACTGATGATCAATATTCAGGTTCTTTTGAAAACACCAGAACCATTATTAGCACGTACAGCTTTTCTATGAAAGCTTACTATTACGGGCCAATACTGAATTCTATTGACTCAGAAGGTCATTTTGCATCTTCTGCAGATTCTCAAGTTATTAAGCAAGTTAATATCAATGTAGCAAACAGCAATAAATACACTGCAGTAGTAAATCCTTTTGCTGCAGCTAAGACAGACCCATATTCTATCGATGAAAATTGGATCATTATTTCTCCTGGAACTGATTTTTAATCATGACTACTCCTAAAATGCAAACTTCGTTAAGTTCTATATTTGATGTAGATTTGCCAGAGTCTTCTGGCAAATCTTTAGTAGAATTACAGACAGAAGCTAAAGCTGCAGAAATTAATTCATTAGAGACGCAACGTGAATACGTAAAATCTAATTTGGTAAAAATCATAGAACGTGGAATGACTGCTATGTCTGATCTAAACACCATAGCAAACTCCACAGAAAAGTCTAGAGATTTCGAAGTATTGTCTACATTGATGAAAACATTAGTCGAAACTAATATAGAGCTGCTAAATGTTGAAGTAGCTCACAAACCAAAATTAGATCTTTCATCTGGTCAAGAAGCAACTACTATCAATAACAATACTGTTTTTGTAGGTCAAACAAAAGACTTGGCAAGCTACATCAAATCCATTAAATTGTCAGATGATTAAATAGATTTATAACGCATTTTCTAATCGATGGACAATAATGACTAAAACTTTAAGAGAACGATATTTAGATAACGAAATTCTCCTGTTAGGAGAGATTGTAAAAGATCAAACTACAGGCGAAGATGTAAAGATTTTAGACAGAGGCTCTAACTATGTTACGGTTGAGTCTTCTTCGGGAATTCATAAAAAGTGGATTCAAGATGTAATTTCTGAAGCTCCTTCTGTGAATCAGCCAGAAGCAGTAAACGAAGATTTCGTATTGCTTGAAACAGGTCAGATCAGATTATTCGGTTATGATACCAAGAATTTTGATCAGTTTCTTTCTAGTTTTATAATCGAGCAATTTAGCGAATTCACTGATCTTTATTCAAAACATCAAATTATCAAATTACTGGATTCTGCATTAGTTCAAACTGATGTGAATGTAAAGTTTGAACTGTTAGAAAAAGTTTCAAGCTTTTATAAAAAACAATCAGTACAAGAACCTCTTATTATTGAAGGATTTAAGTCTGAAATCGAAAGAATGCGGCTTAGTCAAATCATTGCTACAGTAGCTGGAACTCCGATCACCAGCAATTCTTATAAAAACATTAAAGACGCTGTTATAGAGTTAAGAAAAAAATATGTCGAAAAGAAACAATGGCAAGTCTTGTGGCCATTTTTCGTGTTAGTCAACAATGCCGGATTTGCTGGTATTCTAAACACGCTTCCATATCGATTCGATAGTCCAAAGATCGACAACAGTATTTACACAAAACCATATGATGTTAAAATGACTGAAAGCATCATGCAAGAGATGGAGTCTTCCGTCGATGAGATCGCTGAATCGGTAAAACTGGAAGACATAATTCAGACATTTTCTGCAGATGAATTAAAATATGGTCCAGAAGAAATTCAAGAAGCTATGAAAACAACTCCTTGCATTTTAACTCATTCAGACAACACTTCTATTATATCAGATCGTGCTAAACGATTAGCCGATACTTTAGTAAAACGTTATTTGTTTTTGAATTCTCCTGATATGTTGACACAAGAAGAAAAAGATCATTTTGATTCTATCTCTAACAGAACAAAGCTTTTAACTGCTAAACTATCGCTACGCCTAATCCCTAAATTAAAAGAATTACAAGCATGAGAACTTTTTTAGAATATTTGACAGAAGCCGATGAAGCAGATGGTAAATTAAAACATCTTCAGCATGTAGAAGATCTCCACATCGACCACGGCAAATCAGGTTTTAAACATGCAGTCTCCGAACTGCATCGCGTTAAGGAACACGTTGAATCTGGTAAAAGTAACTCTTCAGTTACGCAAAAACTAGACGGTTGTGTTCATAGAGATACTTTAGTTGTCACTAAAACGGGTTTAAAGAAAATATCTGAGTTAACAGAAGATGATTACGTCAAATGCTATGACGTAGACACGAACAAATATTCATTCTATAGAAATAGTAATCCATCTAGTTCAGAAGGCAAGAAACAATTTGTTAAACTCACATTAGAAAATAATAGTGAAATAATTTTGACAGAAGATCATCCAATTCTAATAAACTATGATGGCAGTTATGAATACGTAGAAGCTATTAACTGTAAAGGATTAGCTGTTAGATAATAGTGGGTGAAGTATACGGCCGCGTTCAAACAATACAGACTAAAAGATTCTATTGTTTGCGATCCGAATGAGCTAAGAATGCTGCATAACAAAGATCTGTTAGTCACTAGTGGAGAATATATCTTATTGTTCTGGAATGGTTACAGTTTATGATAAAGCTAATGACAAACATTTCAATTTGCACAAATCTGACTCAAGAATAGGCACAGTATATCCAACTTCAGCGAGTATCAAACCAAACAAAGATATGGTAGCAGTAAACGATGAAAATCTAATTAAACGAACTATGAAACTCAGTTTCATAGATGAAAATTATATTCAAGTATCTAATCTCAAGTTAAAATTAAAAGCTGGTAAATCAATAAATTTAGTCGATTATGATTCTTCACTTCATGATGTTATCATTTATAAAATTGATATGATAGACAAAAACACCGGCGAAATCATTAAATCATTAAATACAGATAAAAGATTGTTACAGTTTAAACGTTACAGAAAAATAAAGAGTTATTTTCAATGCAAATATTAAATGTTGAATTACTAGAAGAAAAATTTGATCAGTGGGATCTTTCAACGCCGACCGATAATTTCGTAGTATCTGTTGGTGGTGAAGAAGTCATCGTTCACAATTCACCAAGTTTGGTACTTGGTCATCACCCAGAAAATGGCAAGTACTTTGTTGCATCAAAATCTGCATTCAACAAGAATCCAAAGTTAAACTATACGCATGCTGATATAGAAAAGAATCACGGTCATGCTCCAGGTTTGGTAGAAAAATTAAAGTCGGCGCTTGATCATGGACATAAAATTCTACCTAAACATGGCGTCTTTCAAGGCGATGTTCTTCATTCGGGAACTGATGTAAAACATGGAAAGACATCAGCATCGTTTAAGCCAAACACAATTGAATATACTGCCCACGGAGATGAGGCAGAAAAAGTTAAGAAGTCTAAGTTTGGTGTAGCTTTACATACTGAATATCATGGTTCTACTTTAAGTGATATGAAAGCAGAACCAATTAAAGATCATTCTAAATTTAAGAGTCACACAGATGTGTATTCTCCGTCTGTAGCATATAAGTCTACTGGCAAGAAAATGTCTTCAGATGACAACCAGAAATTCCATGAGCATCTACGTAAGGCAGGTGAATCTCATGAAAAGACGAATTATGATCACATTACACCACACCAAGCTCATCTAAACACTTACATCAATAGTACTGTTAGATCTGGTGAAACACCTAATCATGAAGGTTATGTAGCACACGTAGAAACGATTAAGAATAAAGCTGTAGGGTCTGTTAAGACAGAGAAGGCTAAATTAGCCAAGGCTGATCTACATCAGGCTACGATCAATTCTGCAAATGGAGAGCATAAAGATTCTATCACTCATGCACTAAAAGCTCAAGGACATCTTCAGGCAGCCAAGAATCTACTTGTGAAGCACATGGATTCCTCCCACGAAGGTCTTGAATCAAGAATTAATGACAAGAAAGTCGGGCCCGAGGGATATGTTTCTAATCATGCTGGAAAAAGCAGCAAGCTCGTCAACCGTGCAGAATTTAGCCGCGCAAACTTTCAAAGGTAATCTTCATGAAAACGTTCTTAAGTTACTTACAAGAGTGCAAACATAGCGCGCATCTTTGTGAATCTATTTCATCTAATGATAAAGGCGTGCTTCACGAAATACTGACTGGAAAAGCGCTTAATGGCAGCAAGCACATGTCCCCTGAAGCAGAAGCTAAACATGACGAAATCAAAAAAAGTATTACACCAGAAGAATACAGAAACCATGAACAATTGGCTCATGGTACTGCAGAAAACATTAGAAAACATTTCGGTTCTGACATTCAGTCTGCTCATTGGTCTTCTAAGCCGGGCGATATTGGTCGAATTACTGGGACACACGAAACTCAGCAAGAGAATTCTTCGGACATCATTTTAAGACATAAAAATGGCGCTCACATAGGAATTTCGCTTAAAGTAACTCAGAAAAAGAATGGTCACATTCCAGTAGGAAATCCAGGAGCCAAACAGACTGATAAACAGCTCGGGTTAGATTCTACTAAACATTATGACGAAGCGCATAAGAAATTAGTCGTAGATCATCCAGTTCTTTCAGGAAAAACTAAAAGCGAACAAAAACAAATGATCAAAGCATCGCCAGAAATGCATGCTACAGCGCTAAAACATTCTAATGAAGCAATTGGCAAAATCAGAGATGAATGGCATTCTAAATTATCTTCAATGAAAGGTAAAGATCTATCAGATCATATTAGAAATAATTTACTTCATGCTAATCCAACAAAGATTGCTATGTACAAAGTAACTACGGGTGGGTCTGGCGCAGACCATTCAGTTGAAATTGAACATCCTGTGACTCATCATGATCATATTTTAAATGATCATGAAAAAATCACAGTTAAAAAATCTGGTAACAATTCAGTAGAATTTCAACACAACGGAAAAACGTTTTTACGTCATAGATTAAAGCCAGAATCAACTCCTGTGGTTACTGGTCTAAAGGGGTCTGCAGAATGAAAACAACAGTAATTGCGTTTGGCCGACTTTCTCCTCCCAGCATTGGAATGATTAAATGAAATTCGGGTTTATCTATCTATGGAAAGATACTAAAAGAAATAAGTTTTACTTAGGATCGCACCAAGGTAATTTAGATGATGGATATGGCAAGAAGCACTCTCAAGAATCTTTAGAAAAAATTTCGAAAGCTAAATCTGGTAAACCATCTAAAAGAAAATGGTGTCATCATGATGACACCATTAAAAATTTAATTAGTAGAAACAACCCAAAAAGAAAATCAATCAGAACTCCCTATGGAGATTTTTATTCTGTTGGAGAATTTACTAAGAAAATTGGATTAATCACCCCAGAAGGTCTAGCCAATGCAATTAAATTGAATACTACACTGATCAGCAAAATACGTGCAGAAAGATCTCCGTTATTCACTGCTGACGGCGTCGGTAAGACGCCGTCAGAATTAGGTTATTATTACATAGCAGACGAAGAGGTAAATTGTGGAACAAATTGATGAAACTAATATGAAGACTACGGCGTTAACGTTTGGTAGGATGAATCCGATAAGCGTGGGCCACGCTAAGCTTGTTCAAAAAGTTAAAGACGTAGCAAAAGAACATAGTGGAGATCATAAGATCGTTCTATCGCATACTCAAGACGATAAAAAGAATCCTCTTCATGTCGATGATAAAGTTAGGTTCGTCAAACATTACTTTCCTGATGCTAACATAGAAGGTGCTTCTAAAGAGCATCCAACTTTTCTTCATCAAGCCAAGAAATTGTCGGACACTGGTACTGAGCATCTAGTAATGGTCGCTGGCTCTGATCGAGTTGACGAATATCATAAATTGCTTCATAAGTATAATGGAGAAGGCAAGAATCATAACTTTAAAAAAATCACTGTAGTGTCGGCCGGAGACAGAGATCCAGATGCAGAAGGTGCTGAAGGTATGTCTGCATCTAAATTGAGAGCGCATGCAGTATCTGGAAATTATGAAGCTTTTAAGTCTGGCTTACCGAAAGGCGATGAAAAGATTCATAAAGAGATGTATCATAAAGTTCGCTCTGGTCTTAAGCTAGAATGCTTCATTCATCGAGCCCGCACAATGGTTCTAGAATATGCAGCATCTAAACATGCCGCAGCTGCTAAACAAGCAGAGAACTTGCTGAATATGGATCCAGAAAACAAAGATTTAATTGACTTAGCGGTTAAACACCATAAACGCGCAGCGAATTCTGCCACTTCAGATGTAGAAAAGAATTATCATTCTGATAAAATAACCAAATTAAATAGAAAATACGAATAAGGATTCACGATGCAAATAGAAAAACACGTCAATATAACTAAAACTCCAACAGGCGCTTTAGTATATTTCGCTGGTCAGGTTTGTCTTACTGTTGTTCAGCAAGGCAGTCTAGATTCATATTTTTGGCGAGCTTCTCCGATGTTTCTTAAATTGGCAACTGGTGCTAATGCGTTCGATGTACCGCAAAGCTATATTTCTCACTCCAGCTTGGCAGAAGCCATTGCAGATGGTCTTACTAAACTAGACGATCTAGGCGCGTTTTATGGGGTGACCGATATTCCAGAAGATACATATGTCGAAGAACATTTAGATGAATCTAATGTTGTGCGCACAATCGCTGCCTCATATGCTAAACCAGCGCGAACTTTTATTTCAGCAGCTTTGGCTCTATCTAAAGCTCGCGAAATCGCTCAATCCTTGGCCAAAGACAAAGACCCAAAAGACAAAGAATATTATAACAAAGGTAGACTTATCGTTGGTCCGAAACACCTTGCTGCCGCTAGAGATGCTATTCTTGCTCAGCATAACGAAGCGATTGAAGCTATTCGTCAAGACTGTCGTGCTGAATCAATGCTTCATGAAGATGACATCGTCGCAGCTCACTACCTTGCCACAGGTTTGTTCGAAGATATCGTAGAAGAATACTTGAATGAAATTAAATCTGATGTAGTTACAACTTACGATAAAGAAAAGACTACAAATACAGCTAAAACTGAATCTGGAAAGAAATCTTTATATAAACAAGTAGCTCAGTCACAAAAAGAGCCAAAAACTGATAAATGGAAAGTAAAAGAATCTGTTGACGAAGCAGCAAAACCTTTAGCAGGTGATGCATACTGGAAAGCTAAAGAGCAAGAAGCAAAAGACGAATTTTTAAAAGCTCAACGAAAAACTCTAGGTCTTCCAGAACCTGTTAAGCGTGGTCGTGGCAAGCCAACCAACATTGACAGAGATATTCTTAAAACTAGAGCTCATGAAAATATTGCAGCTGGAAAACGACCAACTGACGGATTTGATAGAAACGAAAAAATTCATTTCGTCCGGCATTTGAAGAATCATCCAGATTTTGCTGATCATCATGTATCAAAAGCTGGCCGACCAGTTGGCACTACTAAATCTGCATCTCAAGAAAAAGAAGTAGTTAAGAAGAAACAAGACACAGCATTCTCAATGTGGGCTGGATTGGGTAAGAAATGATAGACGAACTTAAAGTAGCGTTAGCTAATCATATTGAGTCTGCGCTAACAGTTCAAAGCTATCACTGGAATGTAGAGGGTGATGGTTTTAATCATCACCACAATTTTTTCAGTGAAATCTATGAGATGTATTATGACCAAGTTGATCGATTGGCAGAATATATTCGAATTATTTCTAAAGCAGAAGAATACGTTAACGCGTCGGTCGATGTAGTAAAAATAAATAAAACTGTCAAGGCTAAAATTATAGTCGGTTCTAAGCCAAAAGAAATGGTTTCTGAGATTTTAGTTCTTAATAATGCTTTGCTTGAAAACATGAACACATTGTTTAAACTTGCTTCAGAAGCAAATGAGCAAGGTCTAGCTGACTATTGCTCAAGCTATATTGACGAACTAAAGAAATTTAACTGGAAACTTCTTGTTGTTACAAAATGAAAACATTCAAAGAATACTTGGCAGAAGAATCAGAAGAGTTTGACTCCGGAACCATACATCCTAAAGATTTATCTAAACATCTATCTCCAAGCGAAATCAAAAGTATTCAGAAACATCCATATTTTCAACAATATGTAGGTAATTATGTTCCTGGAGGAACCGTTGCCGCCAGAGTAACTAAAAGTAAAGCTGGGTTTAAGACTGTATATATGGGAAATTCTCAGGTGCTTGATACTGCGCACGGAAAGATTCGGCGCATGGTACAGTTTGACCTGAAGTATTCTGGCAGATCTGTTGCTAATGCGCATCTGCTTCACAACGTAGACGGTAAAAGACACACTCACGGAAATAAGAATATTTGGTGGGATCACGTTAAATCAGAAAAGAATTACGAGAACGAAAAATGACTAATCAACTAGACGAATCAAGCTATTTTTATGGAAAAGACGCTTTAGCAAAATTTAAAGAAAAAGCTGACAGTGTTCATGGCGAAGGAAATTGGAAAGCTGGTACCAAGGATAGTTTTGGTTCTTATATGTTTCACAATAAATCAGGTGACCGCGTTGATGGCGAAGGCGATCACACATATACAGTTTTCCACAAAGCAAGTCCTGTACCAAAGGGTGTAAAAGAAGAAGTTGAGTCTATCGACGAACTCTCCAATTCTACACTACAATCTGTAGCCAAAAAACGTTTAGATCAATCTAAAGCTGCAGGCGGAATTGGAATCAATAATCCTGCTCGAGCTAAAGCCATGGATCTTTTACGCAAGTCTGATAATGCTAAGTATCGTCATACAGAGCAACCATCTAAAATAACTCCTCCTAAGCCTCCGGTTCCGCCAACTCCTGAACAACTAGCAGCTCATAAGAAAACTCAGGCTGATAAAGCAGATGATCTACAAAATCGTGGGTATGGAAAAGAACGCTACATGGGTGATTCTGTTGAATCAGAAGAAGTAGAAGATCAGCTGGACGAAGCAATTGAAAAAAGATATGGCCTTCCAGTGTATACTCATGATCAAGTATTGAAGAAAATCAAATCTGGTTCTCATGAAGCTGTTACTGATGTAGAAAAAGGTAAGCGCATAGAACTACGCAACAATTCGACTGGCAAAACTGTCCATGTTTACGTCAAGGAAGAAGTTCTTGACGAAATCTCTCGCGACACAGTTGATTCGTATCTTGAGAAAGCTAAAAAAGATCGTCCAATGAATTTAGTAAAAACTATTCGACGTTTTGCTGGCAAAGAACGTGCTAACGATAGAGTACATTCAGATGAGATGAAAAAGATGAATGCGCGTCTTTCAGCTAATCTAAAGAACGAAGAAGCAGTTGATGAAGCTGCAGCTCAGAAAAACATGGCTAATGCGATGGATAACATTGATCCTGAAAAACGCGATCGAGCTCGCAAACAGTACACCAAAGGTCGTTCTACAGGTTTGACTCATGCTGCTTCGCTTAACTTAATGTATCAGCGGTTCGGCAAAACCAATGAATCTGAAGAACTTGATATGATTATGTTGTTTCAGAAAGAGCATCTGGTCGAAACAGGAGAGTTGCTCTCATTAGACAAAGTTAAATACATTTTGGAAAATCATTCTGGTGGAAGTGGGAAAATCGCTCAACACGGCGGAGTAGATGGAAAAGCTCCACAGAATACTGGAAAAGTCAAAAAAATGATGGGGAACAAGATCGATGCGGCCGCGATCGCAAAAATCATCGCCAATGGTGCAAAACTAAGTCAAGGAAACTAATTATATGTCATTATTGAAAACTAAACCGAAATGGTGCGCTACTGTAGAAGCTACTGATCACGGATGGATTAATTCTAGAACAGGAGAACTTCTTGTTTCTCTACGCAATCTAAAAACTCTACTAGAGCAAGAAGAAACAGCAAAAGATGTTGAAGCGAATCAAGTTCAAGAAGAAGAAGTTCAAAAAGCTACAGAAGATCAGATTGAAATAAAAGAAGTAGTCGTCAAAAAACCTAAGCGTAAGCAAAAGATTTTAGGTGAAGTTGTTGAGCACAAACTTACCAATGTAATCGGAGAAGCTAATGGCTGATACTAAGATTTCTGCTTTGAGTCCAGCAGTTAGTCTAGCTCCAATTGATATTTTTCCGATTGTTCAAGGCGGAATTAATCGGTACGCTACGATTGGACAAGTTTCAAATCTGACAAACACTCTGACGGTTACTACAACTATTGGAACAGCTGTTCCTGTAACGTCTGACGTAGCATTGATTTCTGGAGATGTAACGTTAGATTCTTCTACTGTCGTTGGCAAGAAAATTTCTCTTATTTCTACTGCTTCTGGTACTCTTACAGTAAGTTTGCAACTATTACCAACAACGTTTACTTTTGCTGGTCCAGGTTCTACGATTAGCTTAATCTGGGCTAATTCGTCTTGGAATGTCACGACAGTATATGGAATGGTTTGATGATCAAAAACGATCAGCATTTTCTGCAAGTTGCATTTAAGTCTTACGACAACCCTAGGATGGTTTCTACTTCAGAATTTGATTCAGATCTAAAAAGGTTTGGATACTTAAATTCGATGCTGATGAAATACACTAAAGATAAAGATGAAACCAAACTCAGAATTTGTGTCAATCATGTAGTTATACTGTCAAACAGTTTTTGCAAATCTGCTGCCGAATTGATCAGATACAAAATCTTAAAAGAGAATGAAGATTTAGTCGAAACTATTATGTATTTTCTGAAAATGGCATCTGACGAAACTAAGCCAAATTCAGATATATTAAATATATTGGAGAGAATATGAAAAACAAATTAGTAGAAGACGGAGAAGCTTCTCAGCCTAGAAATGCAACGGCGGGCGTCGAAGCTCCAGTGCTTCCAATTAAACCCAAAAACATTTTCAAAAGAGTACAAGAGCTTAAGAAAAAGAAAAAAGACCGAAATATCTCGGATTTTCTTTAATTAAATAATAGTAAATATTAACGGAGTAAAATATGGCATATCAGCAATCACCAGGCGTACAAGTTATTGAGAAAGACGCTTCATCAGTTACCGTTGGGCTTTCTTCAACAGTTGGCGCTACGGTAGGCGCACACAATTGGGGTCCAGTAATGAGCCCTGTTCTCATCAGCAACGAAGACCAACTAGTATCTATGTTTGGAACTCCTAGCGATAAAACTGCTTCATACTTCTTTGCTGCTGCAAATTTCTTGAAATATGCTAACTCATGCTGGGTCAATCGAGTAATTAAAAGCACTGCCATTAACGCATCAGCATCTGGCACAGGTATTTTGATCAAAAACGCAGATGAATATGCTACAGTAGTTTCTGGCGACACTAAAACGTCTGGAGAATATGCTGCTCGTTATCCTGGAAATCTAGGAACAGGTATTAAAGTTTCTATTGCTGATTCAGCAACATTTGTCAAATGGGAATATAAGTCTTTCTTCTCAGTAGCTCCTGGAACTTCTGAATACGCTGAAGCTCGTGGAGCATCAAACGATGAACTACATTTAGTAGTCATTGATATGTATGGAAAATTCACTGGAACTCCTGGTTCAGTATTAGAAAGATATGAGTTTTTATCTAAAGCATCTGATGCGCTTTCTTATCAACAATCTGCTAATTACTATGCTAAGGTTCTCGAAAACAATTCATCATATGTATATTTTCTAAATCACCCTCAGACAGTTAGCAACTGGGGTGATGCTACAGTCGGCAGCTCAGGAATTCCTACAACATATAATTCTCTATCTTTAGCAGTTACTGCAACCGGTGCAACTTGGTTAGCTGGAACTGCAACG